CGCCGCGTCTGCCAGCAGGCGCTTGAGACTGCGCCGTACAAAATGATCGGCAAGCGCCAGGTTTGGCACGTCCGGGAAGGGTTCGAGGCGATCTACCGCCGCAAATACGGCCTGGACAACGGCGCCGATACCGTCAATCCCGCCAAGCTGCCGCCGAAAGACCGGCTGGATCACTTCAAAGCCGAGCGGGAGCGCCTCAAGCTGGCGCAAGAAGTGCGGGTCTTGTTGCCGGCCAATGAAGTCGAAACGACGTGGGGCGACGCCTGCAAGAGCATCGCGCAACACCTGGATACGCTCGCAGATCACCTGGAGCGAGACGCCGCGCTTCCGCCTGATGCGGTCATGCTGGTTCAGCGCGCGGTAGACCAGATGCGCGAACAAATGTATGAAAGCGTAGTGGCCCTAACCCGAAAGTCGGTGGACGATGAAACCGGAGTTCATCCACTTCCCGTATGACCGCCCTGGCCATTCTCGAATCGGTCGCTGAAATCCTGCGCCCGCCGCGCCGAATGCCGGTGGCGGAAGCGGCGGCGCGGTATTTGCAGATTCATCGGCCAGGCGGGGAAAGCGGCGCGTGGAATCCCGCGCTCGCGCCGTATATGGTCGAGCCGATGAACCGGCTGGCGGATCGTACTGTGGAAGCCGTGGTTTTTGTTGGTCCCGCCCGTACCGGGAAATCTGCTGCTCTCGTACTGGGCTGGATGGCCTATGCAGTGTGCTGCGATCCCGGCGACTTCCTGATCCTCAATACCTCGGAGGCGACCGCTCGGGATTTCAGCAAGGATGATGTGGCCCGCGCTCATCGCCATTCACCGGAGTTGAAAGCCCGGCTGTCCTCCTATGCCAGCGATGACAACGTGTTCGACAAGCAGTATCGGCATGGAATGCGCCTGCTGATCGGCTGGCCCTCGATCAATCAACTGTCCGGGCGCACCTTGCGCTATGTCGCCATTACCGACTATGACCGGATGACGGACAACATTGACGGCGAAGGCGACCCGTTCACCCTCGCCAGCAAGCGCGTTCAGACCTTCCTGAGTGGCGGGCGGGTCTGCATCGAATCGTCACCGGGCTGGGTGATTGACGATCCCAAATGGCAGTACCGCAATCCGCATGAAGGGCCGCCGTGCAAAGGCATTTTTGCGCTGTACAACCAAGGCGACCGCCGGCGCTGGTACTGGCCTTGTCCCGAATGCGGCGCCTATTTCACCGCCGCGCCCTCGCCCGATGCGCTGATCGAGGTGGACGGGGAAGCCCGGTTGATTTGCCCGCATTGCGGGGCCGCCATTGGCCGTGAGCGAAAAAAGGCAATGAATGCGGCGGGCGTCTGGCTGGCGGCTGGGCAAACCATCAGCGCGGAGGGTGTCATTCAAGGCGAGCCGCCAAACACGAAAATCGCCTCCTACTGGTTGACCGGCCCAGCCGCCGCTTATCAATCGTGGGATTCGTTATGGCGCAAGGTGCGCGCCGCGCAGAATGAGTTGGAAAAGACCGGCGCGGAAGACCGCTTGCAAGCCGTGCTGACCGGCGATTTCGGCATGGCGTACCGCCCGCGCCAGTTGCACGTGATTCGCGACCCGCGCGTAGTGCAGGAACGGGCGGAGGATGTCCAGAAACGGACCTTGCCGCCGGGCGTCTGCTTCCTGACGGCGGCGGTAGACGTGCAGAAGAATCGCTTTGTGGTGCAGGTCGTGGGCTGGGGCCAGGCGGGCGAACGCTGGTTGATTGACCGCTACAACCTGCGTTGGTCGCGGCGGCTGGGCGGCAACAACGAGCCGGAGCCGATTGATCCGGCCGGCCGGTTGGAAGACTGGGCGCTACTGATTGATCAAGTCATCCGCAAGCCGTATCCCTTCGTCTGGGATGAGACGCATGGGCTGGCCCCGCTGATGACGGCCGTGGATTCCGGCGGTAAAGCCGGCGTCACCGAGCGGGCGTATCTGTTCTGGCGGCAGGCCCGCCGTTCCGGCCATAGCCGCCGCCTGATGCTGGTCAAAGGCGCCTCGTCCAAAGACGGCCCACGCATTGCCAAGACCTACCCGGATGCCAGCAAGCGCCAGGACCGCAAGGCCAATGCGCGCGGCGAGATTCCGGTCTGGCTGCTGAATACCCTGGTGCTGAAAGACGCCTTGGCGGCGGATATGGAGCGTACCGATCCGGGGCCGGGCTATATCCACTGGCCATCCTGGCTGGGCGCGTGGTTTTTCGACGAGCTGACGGCCGAAGTGCGCACCGCAAAAGGCTGGGAGAATGCCGGCGGCGCGCGCAATGAAGCGATGGACCTGATGGTGTACAACAAGGCCGCCTGGTTGTGCCTGCAAGCCGAGCGGCTGGACTGGAACCATCCGCCCGCCTGGGCGGATCCAGCGCAGTCGGCGCTCCTGCTCCAGCGGGAGGATCCTGCCGCCGATCCTAAAACCGTACCGCCACCCCTCAAACCGAAGCCGTCGCGCCCCGCGAGCGGCGGATTCATCCACCGACCTGTTGGAGTTCCATGGATACGATAATTGATTTAGTTAATAAGCTAAATTCTTATAAAGAATTAAGCGATGATGATAAATCTGAAGCAGATGAACAAATATCAGATATTGCTGAAGATTTTTTAGGCATTAAATGTTTTCTTTCAAAAGAAGCTGAGCGTAAAGCAAAGAATAGAGCCAGGTATAAAATAAAAAAATATCCAATTATCAAAGAATTTGTTGATAACCAAATTAAAGAATGGAGAGATTCGTATAATGACTATTTGGGCGAATTGGATTTAATGAGAATTATGGAAGAATCCTTTGGACATGACTAGAATGAGTGATTTACAATGACTGAAATGAACCCCTGGCAGCACCCGACCGGCGCCGCGCCGAAAACCGTGACGCTGGTCTGTCTCGGCCCTTCCCGCAATACCTACATCGGCGGGCTGTTCGAGCACGATCTGTCCGAAGCGTGTATCGGCGCAGATGAAATCTGGACGCTCAACCGGGGGGCGAACGTCTTTCACCATGACCTGCTCTGGGTAATGGATCATATCCAGGGCGAAGCCGACAAACATCCGCGCTATGGCGCGTCGCTTTGGAAGCATGACAAACCGATCATCACCAGCGACACCCTGGACGGGTGGCCGGATCATGTGCATCCGTATCCGTTCAAAGCGGTCTGGAATTGGCTGATTGACAAGGTTAATCCCATGCACGGCGATTGGTTCCACAACTCGGTTGCCTACATCGTGGTTTATGCCGCGTTTATCGGCGTCCGGGAGCTGCGGGTTTTCGGCGCGGATTACGCGAACCATGTGAACGGTGTGGTGGAGGACGGTCATCCGTGCGTCGCGTACTGGGTGGGCAAGATGGAAGCGGCTGGGCTAATCGTGAAAGCGCCAGGAGATAGCCAGTTTCTCGGCATCAATCAGCGCGGCTGGATTTATGGGTATCGGCATGACCCGCGTACCATCCCCAGCAACCGCAAGCGGTTTCGCGATTTAGTCGGGTTGCCGCCGGAAGCGGACAGTGTGAGTTTGCGCAGCGGTGAACGGCAAGTAGCGCCGACCCTGGCCGGGATTCAGCCGGATCATGTACATCGCTATCAATGGGCGGCGCAGAAGGTCCAGGGCACGGTGTATGATCTGGGCTGTGGCGTGGGCTACGGACCGGCGGTGTTGGCGGATACTGAAGGGGTGGAACGCATCTTTGCAATCGACCGGTCGGAGGAGAGTCTGGCGTATGCTCAGCAGCATTATGCGCGGGAGACCATCCAACATGCAGTGGCCGATTTAAGCCGGCCCGGTCAGTTTGTCCATCCCGGCGATTGGGCGGTGGCGTTTGAACTGATTGAACACCTGGTAGACCCGCTGCCGCTGTTGCGGGATTTGCCGGTCAAGCGCCTGATGCTCAGCGTGCCGAATGAAGCCGCTGTTCCCTATTCCCCAGATACCGCGCCGCATCACCACCGCCACTATACGCGGCTGGAATTGGTCAACCTGTTGAATGCGGCGGGCTGGCGGCCGGTCTGCTGGCGCGGCCAAATGGATCGTGAAGGGCCAGTGCTGGATTATCGGGAGGATTGCCGGACTATTCTGGTCGAGGCGCAGCGATGCCCAGATTCATCCATTACGACGACCGCGATTGGCGATTGAGCGAATTAGCGCGGGCGTATCAGTTAGCGCCCGCCACGCTCTATCGCCGGATCGAGCGGTTTGGTGATTCCGCCAGCGGTCTGGTCCGGGCGTTGACGACCGGACTGGTCAGCCGGGAAGCGGCGGGCCGAATGGGCGCCGCGCGCAGTCCGTGGCGGTATCAGAGCCGGGTGAGCGAACCCAAATAATTCAGCACCGCCACCAATCCCTCTCGTCGCCCGCGCAAATGGAGGCGGGTGGCGCTAAATGGGCTTTGACTGCTGGCCGCCTGCAACAACGCCTCATCGCACTCGGCAATGGCGGCGGATAGATAAGACCGCAGTTCAGCATACGGATCGGCTTTATCAGGGAGTTCACTCTTCGCAATCGCGGGTTTCATGGATGATCCTCATGGTTGTATTGGCCAGATAGAATACCCTATAATTCGCCTTCCGCCATTCACCCATGAGTTTCCGATGACTGAAGATTCGTTAGACGATCTGATTGAAGTCAAAGCCCGGGTTGAGCAGGAAATCCGGCAGCGTGCGAAAGCAGAACTGGTTGCGCTGGAGTCACGCCGCGCGGCGTTGCTGGCGCTGTTGGAAGAGGATCCGGGAGTGCCGGCTAAGAATCCGGCGAAAGCGCCGGTCGTCTCTTTCCCGAAATACCGTGATCCGGCCACCGGCAAAACCTGGAGCGGCAAAGGCAAGCGCCCGCAGTGGTTTGATGCGGATCGCGCTGAGGATTTCCTGATCGCCCAGAATGATCTGCTTGCGGCCTAATAGAAGCCCATATCAAGACCCGCCCGCAAGGCGGGTTTTTTGTGCTTGACATTCTTGATTTTGCACGCTTTACCCAGTGCATGAGCGAATTTACTGGCGTTGCCCTGGCTACTCTCAATACCCGGCTGACGGAAGCGCAGACCGCGTTGCACGATTTGACGGTCGGAAAGAAGGTCGTAAAAATCGGCGCGGGAGACAAGCAGCTTTCTTTCACGCAAGCCGATATTAGGCAACTGCGGTCGTATGTCGGGCGGTTGCAACTTGAAATCGCCATCCGCGCCGGCCAAACCACGGCTCAACCTTATTCGGTGGCGACATGGACCCGTTAAGCCGTTGGCTGGCGCCTTTGTTTCCGGGCTGGGCGGCGGCGCGGATGGCGGCGCAAGCCCGCCTCAAAGCCGCTCAACGCTATTACGAGGCGGTTTCCATCACGGCGCAGCGCCCCCGGCGCGGTAACAGCGCCAGCGCCGATTCGGTGATGGACAATGCGCGGGGCAACCTGCGCCAGTTCGCCCGCTGGCTGGACGAGAACTCTGATCTTGCGGTTGGCATCCTGGATGATCTGGTAACCAACATCGTCGGCTGTGGCGCTGGGATGGAACCCATGGCGGTCAAGGGGCCGGAGCGTGAACCCGCGACGGACCTGAATCGGCAACTGGCCGACCTGTGGGCGGAGTTCTGGCAGGCGCCGGAAGTGACCGGCGAATTGCCGGGCGCTGAAGTCGAGCGGCTGTTGTGCCGTTCCTGGCTGCGGGATGGTGAAGTTTTCGTCCATCACATCACCAAACCCATTGCGCCCTTCTCATCGCGCGTGCCCTACGCCCTGGAATTGCTGGAAGCGGATTTTGTGCCGTGGGACATGTTCCAGCCCAAAAGCAATGTGACGCACGGCATCGCCAAAGACGGTTGGGGCCGGCCGGTCGGGTACTGGGCGTATCGCCAGCATCCGGGCGGCAATGCCTGGATTCCCAGCAGCGACA